AAAAACTAGTAAATAAAGAAAATCTTAAAGAAAAAAGTAAATTCCATAACCCAAGAGCAGAATTTGGGAGTAACTATGTCCTTTTAGAGCCAGTAAAAATTGAAAAAATAGAAAATGAAGGATGTAAAGTGTTTAATCTCGAGGTTGAAGATGACAATTCCTATACTGTATTAAATAGTACAGTCCATAATTGCGATAGTATGTCACTAATGGTCAAAGCAGCTCATTCGGACGCAATGCCTGAAATTGAAACTACATCCAACCCATTTTATGACAGGAGCTATTAAAGAAAGGGGGGTGCAAAATATTTTGCGGTGCGAGATATGCGATACTAACATTAATATGATATATGCAAAAAAGACGAAAAGCTATGACTTATGTGAGAAATGCACAGACGAAATTGCTAAAGCTAGAGTAGAGGAGTATTTAGACTAGAAAACTTTAGAAGGGCAGGGCGATTTGATGATTGCATTTAGCTTTGAAGTAGAGACCTGTAATTTTTGTAAGGAGGATGTCTGGAAGAGCGGAGATATATTCTGTGAGAGCTGTAAACAGTATATCTGCGAGGATTGTGCTGATATTTTAGATGACGGTGTTACGTGTCCAATATGTGGTTTACCTGTTATAACAGGGGAACACTCCAAATTTGGCTGATATAGGGGTCTCAGGGTTGACGGGAACACGTGTTTTATGGTAGTCTTATAGTAGATGGAATTATATAGTAATACTTACAGATTTTTTACTTTTCTTTAGACCTTATAAATAAATTCGGGAGGTGAAAATATGGGTATATTATCCGGAAGCAATTATCCGAATTACCGAGGTAGACAGCGGGCTGGTGTCAATAGAGACATTTTAAAGCAGGGAGCTACAGTAGAAATGAATAATGAAAGCAGGCCAGTAGGCACAGATGACATAACGCACACTAACAAAGCAAAAGAGGGGGTATCAGCCAGTGACAATGCTCAATTCTCAGCCGGAAAAGAATCTAGGAGAAGCTCAACCTACTCAACCAATGACTTCCCAAAGTCACAACCGGGAGGGGGAACAAGGAGTAGGAGCAGAACAGGACAACTTCCACGAGAATAGTATTCCTTCAGTACAACAGCTAAAGCGGCAAATGACTAAGAGTAAAGGAATGAGCCGCAGGGAAGCTGAACGGGAACTAGCAAAAAGAAAGAAACAAGCTAGACAGGAACTTATGAAGGATTATGTAAGTGACCAAGTAAAAGTAACTGATGAGAATGTTTTAAATGATTTTAAGTCAGGAATGAGGAGAGAGTAAAGTATGGCTCAGGGTAATAGGACAGTTTTCACAAATTCAATAAGTAGTGGTATTTATCCTTCTTTCTTTCAGGAAGAACTGAGTCAGAAAGACTTAACCCGTATGAGGAAAGAATCCACTCACTGGAAATTCTATTTAGGAAACCAATGGAAAAGTGGAAAAAGAAGTACTGAAGAAAATAGAAATACCATTAATTATTGTAAGAGTTTTATAGATAAGGGTGTTGCATTTCTATTTGGTAAAGGCTTTCAAATAGACGTAAAAGACGCTGCTAGGGATGTAACACTCCCTGTTTTAAANGAAGTCTGGGAAGATAACGATAAAGAATTAAAAGGATTAGATATAGGACAATCCGGTGGTGTAACTGGTAATGCTTGGGTAAAAGTAACGGTTGATGAGTATGATGAAGAGGAAGAACCAGATTTAGCAGAACTATATCCACAAGGCCGGATAAAAATAAACGTCCTGCCTTCTTATAGTGTTTATCCCGAATGGGACGCACACGATAGAGATAGAATGGTAAAGTGCAAAATTATGTATCCAATCATTACTAAAAGAGAGCGTGGAAATGGTGAGGTTGTTAAATCCAAGAAGCTTTATAAGGAAGTAATAACCAGAGATACTATTACCGAGTATATAGGAGAGGAAAAAGTAAGAGAAACTGAAAATCCTCTTAATGAAATACCGGTAGTGAGGATTAAAAACCTTCCACACGCTACTTCAGCTTTAGGGTTGAGCGATATTGAGGATATTCTCCCCCTACAGCGGGAACTAAACTATAAATCAACGGATATATCCGATATTATAAATTATCACGCAGCTCCAATAACTATTGTACAGGGGGCTAAAGCAAGAAATCTTGAAAAAGGTAGTCGCAAAGTATGGGGAGGAATTCCAAAAGATGGTAAGGTTTATAACCTAACACTGGATTCTGACTTAAAAGCGGCACTTAACTACATTAATTTAATAAAGACATCAATGTTTGAGCTAGCTTCAATGCCGGAAGACGCATTTGGTAAAGAAATGAATGTATCTAATACTTCCGGTGTTGCTCTTCATATAAAAAATCAACCGCTAATGGAAGTAACTAGGACGAAGTGGAAAACTTACGGGAATGGGATAAAGGATATAAATAGGTTAATTTTAAAATATGCAAAATATATTGACCATCCTTCCTTTGAACAAGACGCATTTAATTCTCTCACTCCTCATGAGAAGTATCATTCTAATGTCTCATTCCCTGACCCACTTCCGAAGGATGAATTGGTTGATATGCAACTTATGGTACAGAAAATTAAATCAATGCTCATGAGCAGAAAAGACGCATTGGTAAAACTTGGAGTACCAAATCCTGAAGAGAAACTTCAAGAGATAATGGCTGAAAATAAACAAATTGAAAACTTAATCTATGACGGTCAGTATGAGGACTTTGACTCGTATCAGGAATTAGCTGACGCTCTTAACCTTAATATAGGAGGTCAACTAGGAGCCGAAGAGCAGGTGAATCCAAATGATTCATCCGCTAGCGAATAATATAGATAAAAGAAGGAAAAGATGGTACCAAATATGCCGAGAGGCTGAAGAAGATATAGATAAAATTGTAACCCATTCTTCTTTAGACGATACACGCCAGAGAATGGAAAACTATATTCAGGACTTAATGAAACTATTTACTGAGGTACTAAAAGACGCTATCAATGAGACTATTGAAGAGACGCTGAAGCACTACAACGAGGAAGCTCCCTTTTCTCTCCCCGCCGATTTTAGAAAGCGGGTAAAGAATTACGAAGAGTCCGTACTAGAGGAAACTTATTATGGAAAAACTACTCTAGACCGGATAATTGATTTACAAAACAAAACAATTAAGAACATTCATAGAGAAATTGATACAATACCTGAATACGATATTGATAAAGAAATTTTATCTAAAAGAATATATGAAAAAGTGTACAGCGAAATGCCAGTACCCGGTGGAAGGTTATTTAACTCCGGAGATAGCATTTTAACAGGGGAGCAGACTCGTTTTTATCATAATACAACTTTAAAGATTTGTGACTTGTCAGGAGTTCAGCATATCAAGATTGTGAAAGTAGAGCAATCTTCATCTGCTTGTAAAGAACTAGCAGATAGGACTCCGGACTTTCTTTTAACTGAGAAATGTCAAAAAGAGGGAATAAGTGAAAAAGGTGTATATAGATTAGAAAATGCACCAAATATGCCACATCCCAGAGCAATGTATTACATTAAATTACTGTTTTCACTGGGTTACAGTCCATTATTGTAACCTAATACTAATAAGGAGGAATAAAAAATTATGCCAGAAGAAAAACAAGCCCAAAACACAGAACCTACTAACAATAATCAACAAGGTAATCCGGAGACTAACAACCAAGAGACTAACGAAGGAAATCAGGGTTCCCCAAATTCTCGTCAGGCTCAAATGAGTACTGAAGAGATTATTAACCACCCAGAAGTCCAGAGCCTCTTGGAAAAAGCACGTAGTCAGGAAAAAGACAAAATGTATAACACATTGGAAAAGAGGAATGAACAGATTAGAGAACTTGAAAGTACTGTTGATGAACTTGAACAGGAAAAGAAAGAGCTGAAGGATGCTCTTGAAGGTAAAAAAGAAGAGGAAATGTCTGAACTGGATAAAGCTCAGGAGGAAATTAATGAACTAAAGAGCCAGATTTCGGACTTAACTAAGACATACGAAGAAGATAAGCAAAAAACTCTGCAAGAGAAGAAACAAGCAGAACTTCAAGCTTATAAGGAACGTAGAATTAGGGAAGTCCGTGATGAAGGCAATGATTTAGTAGAAGGATTAGTAAGTGGCGACTCCAAAGAAGCCATTGACCAGTCTATTGAAATTGCTAAACAGGAATTTGAGCATATTAAGGAAAAAGCTCAGGCTGAAAAGAAAAATAGTAAGCCAAGACAGACTGCAAGAACTACTAATCCATCAATTGATACTCCTAGCGAGCTATCGTCCAGTGATGTTAAAAATATGAGTTTAGATGAGTACAAAAATAGAAGACAAGAGCTGATTGAAAAAGCAAAAAATGGACAGCTCGGTTAAATAATTAAAAGGAGGAGTTAATTTATGCCTTATGGCGAAGATGGAGATACTTTATTTACTGATGGCGGAATTAATAACACTATATTAGATGTATATTCGAGGGAAATTGAATTTCAAGCACAACCGGTTATGAGATTTGAACAGTTTGCGGTTAAGAAGCAAGACCTAACTGTTCAGCCGGGTCTTACTATCCAGATGACCACTTATGATAACTTAGATTTAGGTGGGGAACTTGATGAGGAATCCCCTATGGATACTCAGGGAATGACATCCAGTCAGAAGGAGATTAAGGTAAAAGAGTATGGTAACGCAATCTCCGTTTCTGAGCTTACTCTACAGGCTAGCTTTGATGACGTAATGTCATCTGCTGCTAAATTACTTGGTAAAGACTATGCTAAAGTAGTCGATTCTGAGTTAAGAGACACTGTTTTAGACTGTACACAGGTTGTTTATGCTGATGGAAAAGACAGTCAGGCTGAACTTGCTGATGGAGACCTTATTGATTCAGCAGCTATCAAGGACGCTGTTGAGGTACTAGCTACTAATGACGCTGGTAAGTATGAAAATGACTACTATGTCACTTTCATTCATCCTCACCATGCACGTGGTATTCGTGATGACGCTGAATTCCAAAATGTTACTGCATATGGTAAGCAATATGCCGGTGAGATTGGAAGAATTCATGACGTTATCTTTATAGAGACTACTCAGATGCCTATTCTAGCGTCTGATGATGATGAAAATGATGCTGACGTAGACGTTTACAAGGCTGTCATGTTCGGTGAGAACGCTTATGGTCTTGCAACTGCACTACCTGTCGAAATGAGAGACAATGGTGTAGAAGACTTTGGCCGTTCCCACAAACTAGCTTGGTACTCAATCATGGGTACTGGAATTCTTGAAGATGACAACATTGTAAGGATTGAGACTGCTTAATTAAAGACTTAAATAGGGGCGTGGAAAATCCACGCCCCAATTAATTATAAGGAGGGAATTATAAATGCCATATCCGGGTGGACACAATCACCGTGACGAAACTTTAAAAATGTTGAATTTGGGAGAAATTGATGAACTTGACGCTGATACAGCTAGTACCGAAGATATAGCAGAGAAAGTAAATGAAATTATTCAAGCTATGGAAGAAGTAGAAATAGTAAATTAATAATAGGAGGTTAATAAGATGGCTAAAGAAACAAAAGAAGTAAAAAAAGTGGAAACTAATAAAGAAGAAGACAAGGAAGTAAAACAGGTAAAACAGGTTAAATCATCTAAAGATATAAGTCCAAAAAAGGGTAAAGCTAAAACTGCTTATAACCCACACAAAATGGTTGAAGTAGTACCATTAATAAATGGCCGGAAAAGAATTGGCAACCAATGGTATCAATTAGAAAAGAATAAGCCAATGGAAGTACCGGTACATGTAAAGAAAGTACTCAGAAACGCTGACGCAATCAAATTATAAGTAATTAGGGGGTGTTAAAATGGGAGAAGAAACAGTAGTAACAGATATAATACCTATATCTACTATCAGGTCTGCAATACAAGACCCAGTGAAAAGAAGATATGATGAAGTATATATTGAAGCACCCCGAAAAGCAATTGAACTTGATTATGCTCCGGTTATAAAGGATGGAGAACATTCCTTTAGAATAACAATTGGGAGTACAGAATTAAATGAAGAGGACTATAAACTAGATGAGGTTTCTGGACTAGTAATTTTTAACGAAGTTAATGAAAGTGGTCTTTTTACTGCACTTTACTATAACGCCCAACTAACAGATAGTGAACTGAACGAATGTTTGCACCAAGCAATCAACCAACACATTCCAGACTCCGATTTAGAAAAGATACCTGAAAGTCAGAATCCATTTATATCTTGGCTTGCAACTGCAAAAGCTTTTTATATGCTCTCATCTAAGTGGGCTACTGAAGTCAGAATAAGAACTGATGATTTAGATATGCACGAACAGCAGGTAGCTTCAAGATACTTTGAACTGGGTCAAAGAATGGAAGATAAATACAAAGAAGCAAGTGCTGGAATAATTGACGTTTCTACTTTAACTAGAAGGGATGTTGATACAGGCATAATGTATCCAGACCCAGCTGAGGTGTACGATAATGAGGCGTAGAATTAATAAAGCAGTCAAGAGGAGAATTGACTCAATCGGTCAGAAGGTTACGCTTAAAAGATATGTAGAGAATGAAGAAAATAATGATTCAATATTTCAGGAAGACCAAAATAAAACTTATATGGAGGATATTCCTCTAAAAGCTGTAGTCCGTCATAATCCGCCTGAGAAAACCTTAACTGAACTAGGAATTACCCAAGACGCTGAAATAGTAATTAAAGTACGTCAACAAACTTTAATACAGGCTGGGTTGACTGATGAATTTGGAAATCCGGTAATAAGACTAGATGTAGACAGGTTCGTAATTCAAGGTAGAGAGTATAATATTCTTCAGATAAAGCCCCTTGTTCAAATGCTCAATCAGCATATGACAATATTTGCACTAGTAAAGGGGTGATTTAATGGGTGTAAAAACTTTGGGAGAATGGAACGAAACTGGTAGGTTGTTTAACATTACTAGGTATCAAGTACAAAAAGCGGCTGAAAAAGCGTTGCGAGAAGCTGCTGAAATCTACTACAGAGAAGTAATACGCCTTATAGAAGAAGGACACTACTCATGGAGACCACTGACAAGTAGATGGATTGAACGTAAAGGTCATGATGACTTCTTTCAATTTACTCAGGATTTTAAAAATTCGATAACAATAAGGAAAGTAAAAGGTAGCTGGTCAGGCCAGAAACTTTTTGTAGGTGCTTCACCTTACCGAACCCATCATTCAGGAATGAAAATGGATAACCTAGCTAGAGTTCTACAATTTACCTACAATAGACCGTTATTTGAACCAGCATACCAAAATGTATCCAGAGAAATAAATCAAGTACTAGCAAAAGCTGGTGTAGATATTCTAAAATAGGGGGGTGTATAAATGGCGTGGTTATTTGAAATAAGTACTCACTTAGTAGAAACTTTAGGAAACAATCTAGAAATTAATGACACTGCTGTTCCAGTATTTTACGCAAACCCGGAACTAGATGACGCTAAAGGGATAGCTGAAAGAAAGAGACCAAGAGTCGCAGTCCATTTATACAATATGACCCCTAATAAGGAATGGCTGAAAAAAGATTATGGTACAGATTTAATACTTGAAGAAAGTGATGATACTATTGTTCTTTCAGAAAAGCCATTACCGTACTGGTTATATTTTCAAATAAGTCTTCTAACTGATTACCAACAGAATAATCTTAATCTTGTAAGTCAAATTAGTCAGCTCTTTCCTTTCCGCAGCCATATTCGGGTAGGAAATGGCGGTGAAGAAGACTGCCTCTTTATGGAACAGGTTGAGTATTTACAGCCTAATAGAGAAGAATTTAATGTAAGTAGTCAAAAAATACGCCGCTTTAGGTCGGTGTTTAGATATAAAGTAGCTGCAACTCTACCTCTAAGTGATAATATGAGGGAAGAGTATTATAAAGTAACTGGTAGGAATATTATANTTGAAGATATGACTANTGATGACGAGGAAGAAATCAATATATCAGAGGGGGTGTAAATATTGCCATTCGTAAGAAATACAACCTCTGAACACAAAATACTATACCTACCTAAACGGACATTGCGATTCCGTCCAAAACAGGTAAAGGAACTCCACAAGTATGAAGTGGACTGTGGAAGATTTCAAAATAGACTCAGTGAATTTAGGGTTTTAGCCGAACAGAAAGAAAAGGAAGAAACTACTGAACAGGAAGAAATTGAAGAATTAGCAGAGTAATTCCAGTATTTATGATTGTTTGGGGAATAATCGGTTAATGCAGGGATAAATGCTGCTAATTATAAATAAGGAAACCAACAAGAGGAGGTAAAAATTAATGTCTTATAGATACCCGGGAGTATTCATGCGGGAACAACATATGGGTTCTCAGCCTATACAGGCTGAAAGCACCAATGAAACCGCTTTTATTGGTATCATGCCTCGTGGGCCAGTTAATAAGCCTATTAGGATTACTAACTGGACACAGGTAGAAGAAGTATTTGCAAAAGGAATTAATGATGGGCCATTTATGGAAGAAAGCTATTTAGCTTATTCTTTATTTGGTTACTATGATAATGGTGGATTTATTTCTCATGTTGTACGTGTTGTCGGCCCAGAGGCTGAAAAAGCTAGTGCATCATTTGAAGAAGTAGATTTACCAGAAGGAGACTTTGATTTAACAATTGAACTAGACGGTGATGAAGTAGACGAAATTCAGGAAGTATCATTAGACCCTGAAGCTTCAAACTTTGTCGAAAGAGTAATGGACGATAATGATTATGTAGAAGTCGTATATGACCCTGACACTTCTAATCTAGACTTTACTGCTCTAAGTGAAGGAGAATGGGGTAATGGCTTAAAAATCATTATTGACGAAAAAGAAGAAGAACTAAGTGGTGGAGACGCTGACATAGATAACATTACGGACACTGAATTTATAGACGCTATTGATACTCTAGATGAAGTACAAAGTCTAGATTATTTGGTAGTTCCTGATAATCAGTCTGAAGCTGTATCCCAAAAAATTACATCTTATGCCACAAATCAGGCTGATATGGTCGGTATTTTAGATGTACCAGAAGATACAGAATCAGCTGAGGATGTTGTCACATTTAGAGATAACTTTAATACTAGGTATGGTGCACTTGCCTATCCGTGGATTAAAGTAAATGACCCAATAGCTGATGGTTCAGATACTACTAGATGGGTTCCTTTAGGCGGCCATTATGCTGGATTAATCTCAAGGGTACACGCTACCCGTTCAGTCTATGTTGCACCTGCTGGAACTGACGCTCAAATATTTGGTGCTTTAGAGCTAAAAGACAATATTGACGAAGGCAAACTTAGTATGCTAACACCAGCAAATGTCAATACTGCTATGGCTCGTAGAAATGCCGGAATTGTAATGTGGGGAGCTAGGACTTTATCTTCTGAAGGTAAGTATAGATACCTTAATAGAAGAACAGGTCTAAACTTCTTAAAGAAAACATTACAGGCTAATAGTGACTGGGCTGTCTTTGAACCCCATAATGAAAGCTTATGGAGAAGTATTGAAGAAAGCTTTGAAAGCTTCCTCCGTACTGAAGTTGACAAAGAAGGTTGGACTAGTAACGACCCAAGCGAAGCGTTCTTTGTTAAATGTGACGGAGAGCTTAACACTAGAGATTATATAGAGCAAGGAATTATAAGAGCAAGAGTAGGAGTCGACATTGCCGGTACAGGTGAATTCTTTGAAATCACTATTGGCCAATGGGATGGCGGTTCTGAAGCTCAAGAAGCTTAAAAAGGAGGGAGGAATAATAAATGGGTAGAAGTCGTACTGCTGACCCAATCCAAGAATATAAATATCAGGTTCAGATAAGAAAATACCCCGGAAGCGGTAGTGATGGTGAACTTGGTGATGGTAACATTGGATTTAATAATGTTACTGGATTAGAAGGTGACATGGAAGTAGCCGAATACCGTGAAGGGGGGTATAACAGAACCTATAAACTCCCCGGTCGGGGTGACTTTGGACCAGCTACCTTTGAAAGAGGGGCAACAGAAAATACTGCTGTATTTGAGTGGTTCAAAGAAGCACTTGACGGATGTGGGCCAAGAACTGATGTTCATGTTAGAGAACTTGACTGCAACGGTAACGTTGTAAAAACATGGGTATTATATGAAGCTTGGGCTAGAAGATTCCAAGCTGGTGACAAAGACGCTAGTAGTAGTGAAGTCTCTGTCGAGATTGTAGAAGTAGAATTTGAAGATATGGATGTTAGAACCTAAGAAACCAGACATAATTGGGGTGGGATTATCCCACCCCTTACAATTATAAAGGAGGATAAAAATGCCAGAAACAACTAAAGAAAAACAAACGATTGCTAATTTAGAAGATTATATAGTAAAAGGTGAGCTATTATACGGTTATAAAGATGAAGAAGGAAATTATCAAAAAGAATTTGTTGTTCATGAAATGACCGGTGTTGAGGAAGAAAAAATGACTCAGGCCGGAACTAGAGAGAATATGGGTAAAGTAATAACTTCCCTAATTCACGGGTGTACAGAAAGAATTGGAAATTTAAAGAAAGAAGAAGTACTAAAGAAGCCAAGAAAAGGTGGAAAAGATGAATGGACAAGAGTAATTGAAAAACTATTTGTAGGGGATAGAGAGTTTTTAATGTTACAAATTTTAAGAGCCACATATGGTGACGAAAATCTAGAGTACGCTACTCAATGTGATAAATGTGGTGAAGACATCATAGTACAATTTGACTATGATGAACTAGAAATTAATCACCCAGAATGTAATCCTGAAGAAATTACATTCACATTGCCTCGTGGCTACAGAGATAAAGATGGGGAAAGACACAAAAATGGTAAGCTCCATCTTCCAAGAGGTATAGAACAAAGTAAATTTGACCTAGAAGTACAAAATAATCCGAATAAATTTAAGACCAGATTGCTTGCAAACTGTGTTGATGAACTTGGAGACGCACCTTTATTTGAGGATACATTCCGGAAAATGGGTAAATCTGACAGAGACTATTTAGTAGAATTACTAAGTGAATCCACATTTGGGCCAGATTTAACTGTTGAGGTTACTTGTGCAAACTGTGGTCATGAAACTAAGGCTGGGATTAATCCTCTAAATTTTATGCAAGGAATGTAACACTCTACTCCATGTTCCGCCTAGCAATAGATTTAGGCGAACTATATAATCAGTACCATCTTATCTTTCAAGGCTATGGCTGGAGTAGAGAACAGGTCGAAAATTTAAGGCGGTCGGAAAGAGAAAGGTGGTCGAGCTTTATCAAACAATGGTACGAAAACATCTGGGGAGGAGGGGATAGCTAAATGATTGATAATATAATGCACCACGGACTAGAAATATCAGTAAGTGATAAGGCTACAAAAGGTCTTAATAAAATTGGAACACAATTTAGTAAATTAACAAAAAATGTTAATCAAAATGCTAGACAAATGGAACAAGGAATAACTAAAACCCTCTCTCCTTTCCAGTCAATGAGTGAACAACTTAATCAGGAAATAGTATCTGGAACTAGTGGGTTGAGTAGTCAACACGCTTTTGACCGCTTCCAACAAAACCTCAGACAGCAGGTGAACCAATACCACCATATGATAATGGGTGGTGTTGCTCTCTCCATGTCTGGTATGGGTATTCAAAGAGCAGGACAAAACATAAGAAGAACTATTGAACAATGGAGTATCCATGCTGAAGATTTTAACAGAACTATGGAAGAAATGAGATTTTTAGGGCAGCTAACAGAAGAGGAATACGAATCATTAGGTAGTACAATACAACAAGTAGGTATTGAAATGCCGGTATCCGTTCAGGAAGCAGCCGAAGGTAGTCTTGCGGCTATGAAAATGGGTTATGATTCTATTGAAGCTGAAATGCTGGCAGAACCTATTGCTCAATTGCAATTCTTTTCTCAGGGTGCAATGGACGCTAGAAGCTCAATGGAATTCCTAAATGCTATTATAAAAGAAACTGGTAAACCTGTTTCAGAAGTTGATAATATAATGGACCAGCTTGCTAAGACAATGCAATTAACAGCCTTTAGCATTGATGAAATTTGGAGAGCATGGCGTTCGTCACGTGGGGCTTTCACCCAGCTTGGTGGGGATTTATCAGAATTCCTAACTATGCTCGGTGTTGGTAGAACAGCATTAACACCAAGATTTGCTGGTAGAGCTATTAGAACATGGGCCGGTTCTGTAGTCGATACTTATGGACGTGTTGCTACTGGAAGAGCCAGTGATGATGTAAAACAACTGTGGCACGAAATATTTCCTGACCAGCAAGAATTTGAAGAGATTGCTGAAAATCCACTTGACATAATGTACCAAATCTGGGACCAAAAACGTCACAGCGAAAAATTCTGGATGGAAGAAGAGGGCGAACTACAGGCACTATTTGGTAGAGAATCACTAGCCCTTTTACAGCAGTACAGAAACTTTGCGGATAGAGCAGTGGAAGAACATGGAGCATTATCTGCTGAAGCAATGCGTGATATAATTGCTGACTCTGAAGGTTTTGCAGAAGAATACTCTGAAGCTATGATGGATACTACTTGGGGTTTAAGAAAAGTAGTAGAAGGAACAGCTGAAACATTGAGAATCGCATTGGGTGAAGCATTTGAGCCTGTTCAAAGAGTAACTTTACGTGGTACTCAAAAACTTTTAGAAATGTTATTAGGGCTTACTGAAACTTTCCCAGAATTTACCACTGCACTTGTTGGTGGTACTGGTCTTGTAGCTTCCTTAATGGCTTTTGGTGGTGCCGCTATGTTAATTGGTGGTCAGGTACTATCAACTTATGGTACTATACTAAACGTTGCAACACAGATGGGAACTATCACATTAACCTCAGCTGACACATTTGCTACAGCTGTAGGTAAACTGCAGGGTTCCGGTATAACAGTAGCTAATTTATTCAAAGTAACTTTACTCCCAAAAATATTAGCTGTAGGAGCAGCTATTGCAAAGGTAGCAACATTAGTAGGTTTACTAGGAGCTGCTTGGAGATATGACTTCCTGTCTCTCCGTACTGAGTCTAGAAGATTTTTAGACGGAATAACAGGAATGTTTGAAGACGCTAATGAAATGCGTGATACATTATCACCGGTTGAATTAAGAGTAGAAACTGAAGGTCTAAGAAGGTCTACTGGACTATTTGATAGACTGACAGGCCACTTAATACAATTAAGAACTGTTATGGGTAGTCTTAGGAGTATGTATTCTACTTATAGAGAGACTGGTGACTTATTCATAGATAGAGACCTTGCTGAAATGGTTTTTGGAACTGATTTTGAAAACTTAGTAGGACAACAACACAGACAAGGACAGCTAACTCCTGATTATCTAGCAGATAGTCTTGCTAATCTAGCAAGAGGGATGGTTACAATAATCCATTTAACTGATGGATTTATTGATGGTATGCAACAAGCCGGTGGGGCTGTACGTTTCTTATTCCGCTCACTTGGCTTCTTTGCTAGAATAACTTTAACTACTTTTGAAGAAGTAATTAATGTTATGGGTAGATTCTTTGGAATAGAAAATTTAACTGAGGATATGCTAAACAGCTTTGAAAATATCGGATACGTAATAGGACGAATTGTTGGAGGACTACTTGGTTTAAAAGTAGCTCTTAAAGGTATAGCTTTCTTACTCTCAGGAATGGGAGCTTTACTTGCTCCGTTTAAACTAATAGGGAAACTCGTTGGTATGAGTAAACTGAATGAATTCTTTGCTGGAATGACTGCTTCAGAGGTTAGGAGTGGTGGATTCTTAAAAACTGAAATGTTTGATTCTGGTATAGCAGCCCAACAATTTAAACGGGCACACGAAGTGGACTGGATTATACAACCGAATATGAAGATGAGTAAAAGTATAATGCAGAGAAAAGGAATAATGGGAGCCTTATTTGGTTCTCCTATCTTTGAGAAAACTGCTTCTGGTGCTGGTAATATAATTGGTTTTGAACATGGTTTACTGACAAAACCACTAAAAGGCGTATTTGATATGATTGGTATGTCAGATATGGGAACAAAACTAATTGATATTTTACCAACTAAAATGGCCACAACATTGGTAAAAAGTCTGCAAAGAATACCTCTATTTAGGACTGGTTACGTAATGTTTAGACTATTCTCCTCTGAAGAAGGGGGCCGTTTAGACACAGTGGTTGATTCATTAATGCAATTAGCAGGAATTACTGCCGGTTTCCAGCTAGGTGGAGGTATTGTAGGTGGTCTTGGTATTAAAGGTATAACAGGACTGCTATTAAAACTAGCACTTGGGCTTCCTTTTGCCGCCATTTTTGGAGCATTAGTATTCACTCCTTTAGGGGGAATGTTCAAAGACGCTCTGAAAGCACTAGGACTATATGATGTTCTTGAATCAGGGCTAGGTGGAGTAGTAGACTTGTTGAAACGTATAATCTCTGTTATTACTTCCCCAATGGACACTTTAAGGTCTTGGAAAGACAGAGGCCAAGAAGTACAGGACAGGTGGAGTCAGCCTGATATTCAACATTACTTTGATGATAACCAGACTGATATTCAACAGTACTTTGGTGATAATTGGCCTGATATTCAACAGTACTTTGATGATAATTGGCACAGATTTTGGTTTGACCGAATATTTATGCCTGATAGACTACCTGAAGACTTACAACCTGAATCATTTAGGGATTCAGACCCTGATACTTTAGCATTTAAACCGAAAAAGAACTCTGAAGGTAACGTAGAGAATGAATCCAGTAGTACTATGAATGTAAGTGCAGTATTCAACTTACCAAATCCATTATCTGGCGATACTGACGAATTGAAACAGAATGCTAAGTATATGCTAGAAGAAATGGAAAAACTGGCGGAAAAAGAGGAAAAACGGAACTATGGCAGTATACAACCTGACCCGAGGAGGGCTTAATAATGTCTCTACAAAATAACACTACACCCGAAGCAAGAGGTGGACAAGCAGAACAAGAAGAATCATTACTCCCTCCTTTAAAGCAAGGTAAACCCCCAAAAGGGTTTATTATGAGAATGAGTGACAACGAAGTGATGTACTTTCAAATCAACCCTATCCCCCTAAATAAATCATATAGTGTTGAGTATGAGGAGCTGGAGTCGCCCGGCTCCAGCCACCCCATTCATCAATTTACAAGGGGGAATTCAAATGAATATACTTTTGACATTGAGCTTAATGACCGTTTTAGTGATTGTGAGCTTGGCCATACGAAACAATTTTTAAACTTTATGAAAAATTTACTACCACAGGGTGACTATCAAGACCCGTTCAGGCCACCCCCAACAATTACTATAGGATTAGGAGATAATTTTACTGAAACTTGTGTCCTTAAAAACTTTGATGTAGAAGAACACAGGCTCCATCCCGAAACTTTAGACCCAATTGCTGCTACTGTAAGTGTTACAGTAAATACAGTAGGGAGGGATATAACCTAATGACGATTTATAGAGGTTCAAGATATGAAAATTTAAAATATAGAATTTATAATGACCCAGAACGAGGAAAAATACCAATAATGGAAAGAAGGACTCCTTTGGAATTGCCTCCAAATGGTGAAGTATTTAAACACCAGTGGAAACAATCAGATTCACTTGATGGGCTGGCAAACCACTATTTAGGAGACCCACAGCTATGGTGGGTAATACTGGATGTCAACCCTAAATATATGCTCCCGTGGGAAATTGAAATAGGAGACGTACTAAGAATACCTACAAAGAAAACTTACAGAAAAATGCGGGAAATGGAGAGAAAAAGGTGATTAATATATGTATAAGGTACCAACTGAAGACGGTGTCGCTTCTCCGGCATTTGAAATAACTATAAATGGGGAAGAAATACCTTATAAATATTACAAATTAATTAACAGTGTATCCTATGAAAGTCACCATCTTGGCTCCGATATGGTTACAATTGAATTTAGTGACCCAGATTTAGGTTTAATTGATAGTGGCGTGCTATTTAAAGGAGTAGAAATTACAGTCCGGGGCGGTTGGTATGGAGACATGGATGACTGGCTGGTTCCGGGCTATGTTTCTCTAGTAGATGGTGAATTTGAAGATACTGGACGTAGTGGTGTTGTTATACATTGTATGGATGAATCCTTCCAACTAAATCGGAAGTGGGTTGAAGCTTCTTATGAAGAATCAACCTTCAGTGATATGGCTCAACAAATCGCAATGCTGTATGGACTTGATACTGAGGGGCCAACTACTACAATGGAGCATAGTAATGTTGCTCAAACCCATGAAACTGATATTGAGCTTTTAGATAGAATGGCTGAGGATGAAAATTTAGTCTATGGAATAAAAAATGGTACTATTTGGTGGGAGTATTATGAAAATGCACTAGGAACGGATGACGCTCAGGCAAGCTTTGTTTGGAAAGATACACCATTTAACTTAATTGATTTTAACCCTCGTGTTTCTGTTGGTGAAGTACCAGATGAAATTGAAGAGGAAGATATAGATGACGCAAGTAAAGATGAAATTCAGGGTAAGACTGACCGTGAAATGCGTGAAGGATTATACAGTGGTGTAATATTTAACCCAACTGAAGGTAGCTACCAAATAGCTGACTTTACAGATGTTGATGCTTTTACCGCTGCCGCTCCTGAAGAGGAAGAAGAATATACCCCAGATGGTGAAAAAATAGATGTAGAAACTAAAGCCGCTCCACCAAGAGGAGAGGTTGAAAGAGAAACTTATACTCCTGAATTGGAAATAACTGATGATGGTGTTGTCTTAGATTTAGATGATACATGGAGAGCAATTATGGAGGAAGAAGAGGGAGAAGAACCTGATGATGAACCTGTAGATGACTCCAAACTTCAAGAAATGGTTGATAGAATACTGGAGAAGAAAAGGTTTAATATTGACGGTCGAGCGAATGTAATCCCGATTCCCTTCATAAGGGCAGGAAAACCTGTAAAAATTTCTAACGTTGGAAGAAGATTTTCAGGAAAATATGGAGTAACCCAAGCTGAACACACTATAAATTCAAACCGAGGTTACACACTAGAACTAACACTAACAAGAAACCGATTAAGTGCTGACGAACTTGAAGATTTACCAGACCCAGCAGAGCAAACAAACCGCCGGAAAAGAGAAAAAGTAGATTTACTTCAAACTGAGTCAGATGACGGGGATGAAAGTGAAGATTCTTACTCAAACGTAGATACAGTAGACGAAGACACTTTAGAAGAAACTAGCGAAAAAATGTCTACTGATGAACTTGATAAGTTAATAAGTGTTAGAGATTTAAGAGACGGAGCAACTAGGCTAGAAGAAACTTATGGAATACCTAGAAGAGTGACAATAGCTCAAGCTATACTTGAATCTGGATGGGGAAGGCATACTCCAGAAGATAGAAACTCTGGTGAAGAAAGTCATAACTTGTTTGGTATTAAATGGACTGAAGATAGTGGTTATGATTATGTTGAGTCAAGAACAAGAGAGGTTGATGAAGACGGAAATGAATACTATGAAATAGCTAAATTCCGTAAGTACCGAGATTATGATGAGAGTATAGAAGATTACGGAAGCCTTTTAGGAACAAATACTGACTATACTCATTGTTTAGATACAGATGATGAGGAAGAGTATGTAAATTGTATACATGAAGCCGGATATGCAACAGACCCAGAATATCCTGATAAAATAATGAACTTAATTGAACGAAATGTCAATTTGTAGGTGATAAATTATGGTAAAGAAAAGAGGTTTTAAAACATCACAATTTGGACACGATAGGAAAAAATTCTGGGGAAAGTACAGGGGAATTGTTACTAATAACTCTGACCCAGAAGAAAGAGGAAGAATAAAGGTTATTGTTCCTAAAGTGTTTGGGAAAGAATTAGAACTACCGTGGGCTTTACCTTGTGTTTCTTCTGCCGGCGAAGGTTTTGGAGCAGAAAATATACCAAATGAAAATGATGGTGTCTGGGTTGAATTTGAAAATGGAGAAGCAGAAAAACCAATATGGGTTGGCTTCTGGTGGGCTGATGAAGAATTTGATTTTGAAGATATGCTTAAAGAATTTGACTATGAAGAAGATGTTCAATATTTGAGAAGGTTCTCAACTACTGGTGGTTATAAATTCACGATTTTTGAGCGGGAAGGAGAAGAATACTTCCATATAGTAACACCAGAGGGTAATGAACTAATAATAGATGATGAAGAAAAGTATACTGAATATAAAACAATTGAGGGTCAAAAATTGAGAATTGATGATGACCAAGAATTTATTGAATTTGAAGATATTCATGGAAACAAAATAAGGACGGAAAAAGACGGAATAATTTTAGATACCATAGATGAAGTACTGTTAGGAAGTAGTGGTTCTCCTCACCCAGTACCGTTAGGAGATTTATTACTGGACTGGTTAGACAATCACCAGCATATTGGTAACTTAGGTAGTCCTACTTCCCCCGCCCAAGCTGTTATACCAACAGACAATAGTCTTATAAGTGATGTTTCATTTACTGACTAAGGAGGATTAATATGGCAACTGTAATTGATGAAGTCAAATTTTCAAAAAATGAATCAAAAAGTGAAAAATATGGCG